ACAGTCACAGAATATTGGTTGGGACAAATTGATTTGTTGGGTTTGGCGGTTTGGTACATGGATGATGGCAGTTTGAGCAAACAATCTAATTTTATCAAGTTACACACATGCTCCTTTACCGAACAAGAACACGACATTATATCTTTGTGGCTGAAAAACACTTATGACACGATGTCACATATGAAAATTTACAGTGGTTACAGAAATTTAGTTATTGATCTTGACTCAAGAAAAGATTTCATTAAGATGCTTAAAAGACACATGGTTCATTCGATGAAATATAAATTTGTTTTCAGGGAGTATCACACGTGGGAAAATTAGATGGTGCAATAGGATATTTAAGTGGGCCGATTGAGTTCGTTCACGACAACGGAGTTGAATGGCGAAGAAAATTCGTCGATCTGATTATTGAAGCCAAGTTGGACATCGATCTTATCGATCCAACCAATAAGCCGGGAGACTCTATCGGAGAAGATCCTCACCATCAAGTTAATCTACAAGAGGCTGGACGGTTCAAAGCTCTTCAGGAATATGTCAGTAATTATCGCCATCTCGATCTGCGATATACAGACATTTCAGACTTCTTGATTGTTGTGGTCGATCCAACCATTCCTCAGTGGGGTACTTCCAACGAGACCTACCTTGCTGAAATGCAGAAAAAGCCAACTTTCTTTGTGGTCGAAAGTGGTCTTTATAATCTGCCTCGTTGGTTGTTTGATGTGATCGACAAGATCCGCAGCAATGACCCTGTGAAGGCTCAGCAAGAAGCCAATGTCTTTGAGTCTATCGAAGAGGTGGTGGAAGAACTTGTCGCTCTCAACAATGGCGATAAGCCTCTGTCTCGTGAGTGGGTGCTGGTTCGGAAGATCCTGACAATGCAGAGAAAGTCCTAAAATCCAACTTCCCTCCAGTCCAACTTTTGTAAATTTGCGTATCTGGCATTGGCTCGATATCTAGCCAGAATTCTCCTGTGGTTTACAGAAGCATTAAAATCCATGCTTCTGTAAAATATCGTGATGTCAATCCCTATCGGATCATCGGGGTATTGATCAGACCATTCCATGTTAGACACCTTAGCGTCATAAAAACTCCAAGCTCTATTGCCATCACAAATTTCTATGGTGTGATTGGCTGTAGCTTCAAAAGGAAACATATTTTCAGGACTTAGCCGAATCCACAATTTTCCCCAAGGCTCTCTTCGCAACATGGTTCTGGTCTCGCCAGTCATATCAACCACTGTTGATTCATGGTCTGATTGCGGCGTCACAATCATTTGAAAACCAAGACATTCAAACACTTCATGGTTTCTAATGACTTTTATGTTAATCATATTGTTTGCATCCCTACAATTCCCTTAAATATAACGCCTTTTTCTATTGCGTCAAGTGCCCATAGAAGCTTGGCGAACTCAAAGTCGTTCAACCCTTCTTTCTGCATGGTGGCGGTGGCAAAGTCGCCCACTTCCTTAAAGAAAGCCTTGTTGAAAAGCACTCCATTGAAGGCTCCATCTACGAAGTTGTACTTCTTGTCCACAATTGGATAAAGTACGTCTTTGTCGGACTTTACAAAGGATTCGAATTTCCTCTCAATATAGGATGGCACACGACTTCCAGAAAACATTATGAAGCCCCAATCGTTCTTGAGGCGTTTCATTCCTGTATTGATCAAGCTGGTAATCGTGTCTTGCCCTTTGTAAATGGAAGGGCAATATGCTTTAAGTTCCACAATCTCTTTAGGAGAAATCGTTTTAGGTACAACTGCAATACAATCACGGTCGTAACAGTTGTACCGTACTGATCCGACGCTATTTTTCAATCCTGCTGGGCTCCGGTCGGGGCACAGCATAATGAATCCGACATCCATGTGCTTCTCACTTTCTATTGACTTTTGGCATAGTTATTGTTGCCATGCTCTTAGTGCCAATCGATGGGAAGCACCCATCGAACAAAGCACTTAGGAGAGCAAGATATCAAAATCGATTCGAATGATGTCGTCTGTCGACAGGGCTGTCGAAAGTAGGAATGTTCCGTTGGCATAATCTGGCGTGAAGGACATGAGAGTCCAAGCATCATCTACCAATGCTCCCGGAGCGTAAACTTCATCATCCGCGAAGATCCTTACTCCATTGATGTAAACTCGTAGTGAATCCTCAATATAAACTGTACTTACGGATGTCACCTTGTAGTTGAGGTAGTCTGGGGTTCCATCTGAATGAACCGGAATCAGACCGTAGTAGTGTCTATGGGCTGCCGATACCGGGAACACCATATCGAATTTGACCTTGTTAGGGGCCGTCACAGCGGGCGTGATGGTCGTGGAAGACTCAAAGATCACTGTTCCGCTATCAAAAGTCACAGAATTGCTGCCGTCCTTATCTACTTGTAAGACAACGTCAGTGGCTTCATCGCTCACCAAATCAAGTTTGTCCGATTGATCTTTGGTCATTCTGACGTAACTCGTTGAATCTGTGTGTGCTTCAATGTCATGAATCGCGTCATCAACAGCAGTCGTCTTAAGACTGCCATCAGCTTCTATGGACTGATTGAGACGATTGGCGACTGATCCCTGTGTACCGATGGCATCACGCATTTGCTCCAAAGCATCATCCAGAGCAAGGTTAATGAGGTTCTGCCGTTGAATGATGTTCTTCAACGGGAGATTGTCAATTTCCCAATGGATAGGGTCATTTGGTGCGTAATAGACTTCTGGTATTAACTCAATTCTTGGCATTATGTCCTCACAACTAATAAGGCACGTTGTATTCCAAGGCGTGCTCTTGGGTATTTAGCGTATAAGGGCTTGAAATCCATGCATACAATGACTTCATCACTCAGTCCATGCACCATCTGTCTCAGTTCTTCCAAGAAGGCATTCACATCTGCTCGCCAACTGGGTGCTTTCTTCTTTGTGCATCCGCAATCTTTGAGCTTCTTTCTTTTGATCCAGTGATTTTTCATTAGACATCCTCGTTTACAGAGATTAAACGTCCTGCCTTTATCAAAACACGAGATACTGTGCTTTGATGAACATTTAGTTGTTTGGCAATTTCTTTTTGCGTAAGACCACGTGAGTAGAGATTGTCGATCTGGCTTTTGCTCTCTTGAGTAAGTCGTGGTTTTTTGATAGTTTCTCGTTTCATCCCAAGGTGCGACCATTGATCTCCAGAAAGAATCAAGGATACAGAAGCTTTATTTGTTCCTACCTTTTCAGCAATGTCCTTTTGCAAAAGACCTTCATCTCGTAGCTTGAATATTTGTTTCACCTTTTCTTCTGTAAGCTTTGCTCCAGAATGAGTCTCACCTCTGTGTGGTTTCTTAACATATGCCGAGGTGTCTATCTTGTATTGAAAACAATCCCACGCAATATGCGGCTTGATCATCTCAATAAAATCGAAATAGGACTTGCGACCAATGTAAATTTTGTATTGACCGTCCTTCTTGGCTTTCTTCTTGTGTCCATTTATGTTGAGATCTTTATGCAATCGTTCAATCAAGAAATCCACCTCTTCAATAGCAAATCCCTGTGTGTTTAATTCAATGTTGGCATCTTTAGGATTATTGCATCCATCATCCATGTGCCACACACAGAGTGCCAACGGGGTTAATTGAAGGTCTTGGGGGACGATTTTTCTTCTCTTCCATCTAGGATGGTCTGTGCGTGGCACATACCATTTAGATTCTAACATTTCCCAAAGTCGCAAACTTTTTGTGTAAAATACGTATCTCTCATGTTCTCCATCACCATAAATCTCTTTAACTATTCCTGCGGACTTAATGGTTTGTTCAAGGATTTCAGAGTCATACTCATAAAACACTTCAGCTAACCATTCCATGTAACTTCTTTTGTCATTGTTTCTGTAATCAAACTTGGATTGACTGTTTTCTAATCTGCATAACCCTCCGTTTGAAAAGTTCTTGGATATGCCGCCGTCACCGAGCATAGTTCCCACAAAAATCTGATTTTGTTTATCGTTTAACATACTAATTCCTCCTTGTTTATATAGTATGCTGTTTACAGAAATTTGTCAAACACACCTGTTTAGATGAAATTAAGACGCCAATTAAACGTAATCTGCATATCCTCAGTCTTGTTAAGATCTGGGAATGTCGTCATGCTGTAAAGGTCTCCAGTGGCCATCTGAATAGCCATCTCATTAAGAGTGACACCAATTGCTTCATCAAACTTAATCACAGATGTAAAAATCGCTTGCGTGGGAATGGAGTTGTCGATGTTTGCCAACACAGGTTTTGACACCCGCGTGACGCCAAACAGTCCATTTCTACCTGCATCAACAAACCTCTTTACGCCACTGGATGTCCCTCCATCACCGAACAGCATTCGGCTGATGTAAAATTCATAGGCGTCCTCAATGGCATTGGCTAGACTAGCAGTCAGTGCTCGCCTACCAGTCAACAGAACTGTGTTGGGGTAATCGAGAATTTCTTTGCTGCCGTCTCTTCGCTCTATAATTCTTTCAATGTTCCCTATTGGGCGAACGTAATCGATCATATTTCACCTTCTTCAATGTTTCCATCTCTCGTTTCAATAGAGAACGATACGCCCTCTTCTTGTGCCACATTCTCTTGTATGCCACTTTCGTCGCCACTGGAAAGAGCGACAATAGCAGTGTTTAGATCTACTGTACTTTCGATCTCGCGAATCACAACATCATGTCCATCTCGATCCAGATGATCGAATACCACAAATTGCACGTTGATTTCTTCCTTGGGAAAATGCACAAGATTGTAAGCGACCACTGTTCCTCCAGCAGTCAACGTTGTCCAGTTTTGCTCTCTGCCTGTAAGTTTGACGTTTACGCCGTCCCACTCCACAATTCGAAAGAATTGCCCGCTAATTTTGAACATGTAGTTCTCTTTGAACTTGTTGTCATCAGTGATGATGGCTGGTGGATTATTTCCGTTGACGATTCCGAATTCCAATTCATGATTGGCAAAAGTGGTCAAACTCAAACCCTTGTACCCAAAATAACCCACGGAATTGATGAGCAATCTTCTACGTGTATTTATAGTAATCCCGGCTACATCTCCACCAGTCCAATCTTTAATCCAGAAGTCGTTCCCGTTGAATCCTATGATTTCGTACTCTGTTCCTGAATAATACAGGAAATCTCCGAGACGAATAAAATGCTCGATGTCTGTCAATAAGGGGGCTGCAAGATCAACATAACCCTTACGTTCAACTGCCAAACCTCCACTGGTGCTTGTGGCTTTGGTGGAATCAGTGTCGGTAAGCAGAATATAGGAAAGCCCAGAAACACCTACTGTTGGTAATGTTCCATCATCATCCAACGACAAAATTCCGTTGGTGATATTTCGGATCTCATAAGGTGTTCCAGAATAGGCGGGAATCGATACTTTCCAAGACCCACCAGTATAATCTGGGGTATTGGTTGTATCCCACTGGGTCTTGACGCCTAATTCTGCATAAGATACAGTGCTATCCGACAAGTAGAAGAAATCATCTTGGGTAATGGATGTTGATGTATTGCTGTATACAACATTGGAAAGATTGAATGTGAAAGCAGATTCATTCACTGGTTCAATAACGGTGGAAATAACTTTTGCTGTATTGGCGTCAACATTCCCAATTGAGTAAGTTCCAGCATTTGCTGATGGAGAAAGAACTTCCAACAGGTTATTGCCATCAATGACGCCTAAATCTTCCAGCACATCATCGACAACAACCAAGGACACACTGTCGTTGTACGCTGTTCCCATGATCCCAGAAAGAACAGTGACCTTGTCTGCCAACTCATCGCGTGTGATCGTCCAATTTCCATACAAACCATCTTCCATGATTCTGTGAAATAGAGGATTGGCTTGACCAGAAAAAATGTTCTCGACATGGTCGACGGAAACCAAGAAGTCTAATTGTTCAACTGGGGATTGGACAAACTCAACTACCTCTCCAGCTATGTTGACAGCATAAAGTTCGGCATGGAATGGCGTGTATTCATCTAGGATATCTTGTATCTCAGAGATTCGGTCGTTATTCAAGTCTTCGACTGATACATCCACTGAATACTTGCTGCTCAAGCAGGCACCACAAGGGTCGATGAATTCTGGTCCTATATGGCAAACATCCAAAGAAGGTCTTGTGCTGCCATTGTACTCTTCCATGTTGTAGATGTTTTCGCCGTATGGGAATTCAGTTCGGATGAACCCAAACACAAGTGGATCTTGGTATGGGTGACGTACAGGAACCAAAACATCAAACAGAGGATCGTCTTCAGAGATAAGTCGAACATTCCAGTTTTTCAAAGGGAAGGATTGACTTGCTTCATTTCTAGAATCTGAGAGCGGAAGCAATCTGATGTAATTCTCTAATTGTTGAGATGCCGCATTGGGAATTTCTGTATATTGATATAGGACTCGGACGATATCACCCTCTGCCAACGCCGTACCTGTCCAAGTCATCCTCAAAATAAAATCTTCGTCTCCGATATTGAACGAAACATTACTTGAGTCCATCACTGTGTAACTTGAAGATCCAACTTCTCTTACCCAAAGTCCGAAGTTATCGTCATCGATAGGCGTCACAAGGGTTGTTTTTTCCAACTCAAACACGTCAGTGGTTCCATCATATTCGAAAGATTCTTGCTGTGTGTAAGGTGATACAATCTGCCAGAATTGTGTGTATTTGGTTAGTGTCATGCCTGCTTGCGCGAAAGCATCTTCTAGTCCAGAAAGCGTGCCTTTCTTTTTGAACAATGGCACTGCTTCTTTGATTTGTCTCCTCCATAGAGTTGGGTCGCTGGATTTCAATCTTAAATTGAATAGGTTGGACAAATACATCAACAAGGATTCATGCAAGGCGTTAGCATCTAACAGATCAATGATCTGATTGGTGAGATTCTCTAGGTAAGTGAAACCATCTGCTATTGCTTCATTTAATTTCTGCGTTGTTTCTGGAGTAATATCTGATATAGCAATGTCAGACTTATACATCTCGGGAAGATATCTTTCCAGAAGCGTGCTGTATTTTTCTTCTGGTGTTACATGTGATGGGATTGTGATGGTGGCTCTAGGATTACCGTCTAGATTAAATGGTAAATGAGAAGAAAGGCTTTCGCCTGCTAGGTTAGGAGTCCATGTCCAACACACAAAATAATCACCTTCTCTTACAGATCCTTCAGGACGCCAAGTGTAGGTGAATCTGCCGTATTGAGTGTTGCCGTCTGCATCTTCTTCGACATTAACAAGTTGTGCATTTGTAGTATCTGTGGATAACCAAGCTGGATCTCCTGTTATTCCAACGATTTTAACTGGAGATCTGTCCTTGTAGTAGTAAGTGTTACTGATCCTTCGAGACGCCAATAGGGTCTGCACTTGTTCTAAGCGAAACAAGTTGGTTGCCGAGGGGTCATCACACACAGCTTTTTCGGCTGCTTGAACTAATGTTAAAACTGTTGGGTCTTCTACGTGTTGCTCGTATTCACCAAAGTTTGTTCCAAGAAAATCTCTCTCGGCGTAATAGACGGTTAAGTTGTTGACTTTATACGGATTAGATGTAAAACATCCATCCGCACCGGGGCACTCGATCTCAAACAAGATCTCATCAGTAGTTCTTGGTTTTTCGTCTATTGTCTTTGTCATTTATTCATACACGAAGTTTATCTCGACGGAAGAGTGCCTGACGATTTCATAAAATCTTGCAGTCACCGTTTCCCCAGAATTATCTTCGTCCTCTGTTTGAAAATCCACTTCTGCACTTTTGATCTCTTTGATGTCAGATAACTCTTTTACCAAGTCCACTGCTTTGAGTGTTTTTTCATAATCCCAATTGTTTAACGAGAAAAATGAAACAATCCTATTGTCTATTTTTTCTCTGTATTCATCTTCAAGTTTTCTATAGAATTTATCTAGCGTAACATCAATTGTGATATCCACCTCAATCGCGACACCATCTTTAATACAGACATAGTCTGTGATCATTTTAAGGTCTTCTATTGAGCTTTGTAATTCAACTTTCAACTCATTGCTTACTTCAACTAGAGTTTCGTTGGAATCTAAAGCCAAGACATACAGATCAATTACATTGGCGGAACATCCATGATTTCTTAATACAGCTTTTGATTTTCCTATTTGACCATTATACTCTGACGCAAATTGATCAGTGTAAGTTTCGTAATCACTTCCGACCACCAATCTGTTTTGAGTTCTTATCCATGGAGGCAATTTTCTCTTGATGTCTGTTATTGTGTCACCAGCATATCCATATTCACCTCTGGTGTAATTCGTGAACAATACAGGCGTTCTGGTATTGAATCCGGGCACAACAAAGTTTCTTTGTTGTGAAATCGCTCCAGTGACAATATTACCTGAAGGCCCTCCACCTGTTCGGTAAGTTGCAACAATGGATGATCCATTAGATGGGATTAGTCCCGCACGATTGTTGCCAAACATAATGTAAGCATTGTAATCTGGATCATATTCTATTCGGAATTCTCTTCTGGGTTGTGAATCTGTAAAGTAATCTACTTTTGTCCAGCTAATTCCATCTACAATAACCCTGATTGAACCATCAATTACAGGGCCTTCATCCAATTGGTAAAATTGATTTATGTCTCCTGAAGCTGCAATGATTTGCTCAACAGTTGTTCCTTCAAGTCCCACTATTCTACTGTTGGCAAAAGTTCCTGCCGATATCACAATGTCCTCATCAAAAATTGGATTGTTATTAGAATCTGCCGCAAAAATCTCAACAGATTTAGGCCCTTCCTCTGTGTTGATGTTAAATGTTTGGGGAGATCCTATGACTAAATCCGTTTCTAAAACAGAGGTGATTGTGGCAGACCACCTTGAGCTAGAAGCAATAGGCGGTTGTGGTTTGAATCCAACCAGTAGAGACAGGCGAAATGCATTGTCTGTTTCGCTCACAGTGTCAATGAAAATTTCGTTGGCTATTTGATCCATTTTGAAAGATAGCGTATCGGCTATAAAAGCCCAATTTTCAATGAGCATCATTGCAAGATCTGATTCCACAAAATCAGTGAAACTATCTTCGAATTGTTCCTGAATGTAACCGATTAGTCTGGATTTCATCGACCAAAAATCTTGGTTCGTGTAATTCATACTGATAAGTTGTGGTGTCTTCACCAAACTCGACTTATCATACGGTGTTACATCAAATGGGCATCCTTCATATGCCATGTTTAACTCCCAGCAGGTACTTCCATGACCAAAGCCTCAACTTGGTTGATGTTCTCTGGATCATAGAATTCAATAGTTATTGTCAAAATAGATTCAATTTCGTCGCCTGTGTCTTCTGGATGAAGATTATCTGTGTCAGCAACGGAACTTGCGTATATGTTCGATATCTCAATTCTTGGTTCCCATGTGGAAATAGCTTTCCCAATCATTCTTTTAGCTTCTGCTTCCAAATCAGGATCATTCGGTTCAAATATCAGTTCTCTTAAAGGAGTGCCAAACTCAGGTAACATCACTCTTTCTCCGGGATTAGTGAGCAATAATTGCAGTAAATCTGCCTTAATTTGGTCTACACTAGTCTTTTGGGCCATGATGCCACGTGAGGTTTCTACTAATGGATATTGCAACCCAATGAATTTATCGAGAGCCATAACGAATTTCCTTAACTTGTTGGCAACATTGGTTCTTCTTCTGGTGGTAGATCGTCAAAACCATCTGCTTCAGCTTCTAAACAACCTTTTTCCTTGCCCTTTCCACCACAACCAGCAGGAGCAGGACATCCTCTTTCGTCAGACGCATAGCCAGAGGCAAAGACTCGTTCACTCATGGCTCGCTCTGTCCAGTGAAGTATCCCTGTGAGAGGGCAAAATACCGGACACCGAGCGATGATGACGTTATATAGGCAAGGACCACAGCAGATATCACCTTCTTTAGGAGGACAGTCTCTGCCAGCCATTAACAATATCTGTTTTTCAGCAAAGAACACGTGTAGTTCTCCAGAATATCGGAAATGAGTATCTTCTGTAACAGTCATGAATTGCCTAGACACATAAGTGAACTTGTCAGAAGGATTACACTCGCGATCTCCTACAACTACAATGTCGTTGTCATAGGTTTGTCGTATGGAGTGTCCTCCAGCACGCAAGAACACCATGCCGGGTTCTCCCTTGGGTCGACCTTGGAACCTCAGCACATGTGGCCCACGACATTCGCACTCTTTACAAGAATTACAACCCGGATCTGTATCTGGATCAACACATTGTGGATGGAATATCTGTATCCATTGGGTTTGAGTTTCTTGCTGAGAGTTGTCGTCGTTAAATCGCATCTCCAGACCATATCCAGACTTGATCTTGACATATGCCTTGGTGGCTTCAGGAACTGCCACTCCACCTTCTTGACGACATGGACCACATTGAAGATTCATGTGATCGATCATCTTGATTTGGTGACCAGAAGTGCTATGGATGTGGACGCCACGACGAGGCCCTGCATAATCAGGAGGACATTCTTGACACTCGGCTTCACACGCATCTTCTTTGGCCTTCCTTTGTGATTTCTTGCCGCGTATGGTTTCGTCGTTGAGTTGGATGAAACTACCGTTGGCACTTCTCATTTCCATGAAGTTTTTCCAACCGCGAACTCCCGGAGGATCTTCAAAGTCACACATGGTCATTGCATGACCAGTGGAAGATTTCATATAGAAAACACCAAGGTATTTGTCGTTGCATCCGTAGTCAAAGTCGTTTAGAGAACGTTCCCATTCTGGGGCTCCACGGGGTTCTTCCACCGAATCATCCATGACAAGCGTGTGTCCACTGATTGACAAGAATTGGATTCCAGTTTGCGGCAAGTCACATCGATTGTTCTGTGGTGTGCCCGGACCTTTGTATGGTCTGCATTCATTCTTGTTCTTGAAGTTGATGTTGCTTCCGGGTTGGCTCTTGTGTCTTGCATGAGGCGGATCTGGAACATCTCCGGGAGTGCTGGTTTTACCAAAACCATATTCCAATTCATCTATGACTCCAATGACATTTCCGTCAGCATCAAGCTCTGAATGTCCTTCGATCTTTGATTCTTCTAATATATCGGGTTGGCTACAACCAATTTTACATTTGTTTATGTTCGTCCCTAATTTTGATGAACTTTCGGCTGGTTCCCCTTTTATATTGGTGTAATAAGGCAACGTTTCGTCGTGTATGGAGCAAAGTTCAACTCCCGCCCCGCCCGGATCTGGAGGACAACTAGGGTGTGCCCACTGACCGCCATAATGTAGATGGTCGTCCTTGAACATCATCCAATTGCCACCACCACTAAGAAGCTCCATGCGTTTCCAACGACGTAAACACTTGGCGTCTCCATCATCCATCTTCAACATATGCTTCTCTGGCGTTTTGAAGCCATAGATATGTGGATATGTTGTTTGCCATTGTTGTTTGGGATCTTCAGAGAATTCTTCTACTTGATCTATGTCTAAAGAATTATAGCTTTCTGTATTCCATGGAGGCAAAACTTGTTTTTCTGGACCGTGAAAATAGCCTTCTCTGTGACCTTCGTGAACATCGTCCCACTCTCTAAAGCTAACAGGAAATCCTGATTGTCGAGATCGATGCCAAGTAGTGCCGATATAAAATGGAGCATTTCTGCTTCCGCCCTCAAACAGAATCATGAGTGATGAACCAGCAGGAGGCACCCAACTCACTCCACAGTCGTCGATCCCTCCAAAAGCAGAGACTGGAGCCGCAAACGGCAAACTTAAAATCTCACAATCACTCCGATGCAACAACGGATGAAAGAAGCGAACTCTGTTTTCTTTCCATGTATCAACTGTGTCTACACATAAAGCTCTAGTGAGACCATTGATGACAACATCTTGTTTTTTTTGAATGAACCTTCTTTTCTTAGAAGCTTTTGCGTCATATCCGATTGAATTCAACGCTTGTTCTAAAAAATACACTCGCTCTTGCATTGACGCTAAGATATCTTCATTACTTACGCCATCATTTTCTTGTAATTGTGTCATTCGCTTTCCTTAACAATTTTCAGATCATCCGCCAAAATTAGATGGATTCCATCCTTCAGTTACCAAACCTATAGGTTCTCCTATATCACCCTCTGTTCCCGGAACAACTAAATAAACCCCAATAGTTGTAGTGTATCTGCCTAATTCTATTTTGTGAGTTACACTACCGATCCTCCAAGCTATACTAGAGAGAATGTCGTTAATCGGCGGTCTAGCCAACCAATTTCCGCATCCATCGTTTACGCTCGGCTCAATGAAAAATGGATTTATAAAAATAATCTGACAGGTACACATCATAGCACTATAAGGATGTACTACATGAGGGTCTCCTATCACCACCAAATCTGCTTCAATTTTATCATGCATCAAATAAGATGATATTCTATGATCTTCAGCCTGAGCCAATGCTTGTTTTTCTTTTCCCTCCGGTCCAGCGCCAAATTTGTCCTTTATAGCTTCGTTGTTCACAATTTGAGATGTATGCCCTGCCCCCGGTTGTTCCTCGCTCAACGATTTACATTCATAGCGACTCTTTGATGGACGGTCAGTATCTCCAAAAAAATTGGATGCTTCACTGGTAATTCCTCCACCTGAGTTGGCCAACCTACTAAAATCCCAACGAATCTTTGGGTTAAACTCCAACACAGTGCTCGCTTCCCCTCCATTCACCACATATGTTCCTACACATGTGTCTTCCCACCAAGAAGCTGGTTTGGATTTGCATTTAGGTATTCTGTTTTCCCAATAGGTTATCTCTCCAGCTTTCGTTGGATCATTGATACCTCTCCATCCAATGTTTTTGTCTGTTGGCCA